CTTCTTCAAGAATCTCTTTTAACGGAATTGTCATTCCATTTATTACATCTGTAGGTGATACAGATTCTGTAAATGATTTAAGAGTAACTTTTGGAGCTGAAGTAGCGTGTGCTATTGCGTGTGATGGGAACCAAGGTGCATCATATGTAATAAGTCTTTTCATCATTACATAAGGTTTACCACCTTTATTTACCATCTGTGCTATTGCTCTTGCAGAGAACTGAGGTATCCATCCAGCGAGAACTTCTTTACCAAACCCTTCACCAACAGCTCCTTGAGCTGACTGTATCTTAGCAGTTAATACATTACCAACTAATTTAGGTTCCATTATTTTAAATGCTCTCTTCTCTGGTGGAACATCTTGTATTCTTTCAGCAGATAGTTTTTCATCAGTAGTAGTAGGCATTGGATGTGCAAACTCTCCGAACCAACCACCTGTCTTTAACAGTGATTGTATTTTTTCACTTTTAATGCACTCCATTACATTACTAGCATCATAGTATCTCTTATTTCTATTTTCTACATCAAAGTCCTGAAGATTAGTCTCAAATGTAACATAAAATAAATCAGCTGATTTATTGGTATTCATGTTAGACACTCTAGGATTATCAGAAACGCTTTCGGATATATACATAAATCCCATTGGATTATAACTATCTATCATATCGTAAATCGCCTTTCTTAATATATTCATTTATATTAGTGTTAAAATTACCGATAAATTACTGTATTAAAGCGAGATTACTATTAAAGTGAGATGCTCTATCAAGTAATTTGATAATAGCTTCATCAGTAATATACTTCATGATATAATCTTCATTTACTACTAAATTACCACTAATAAAATTTTCTTCTTTATTAATAGCAGTAAATATATTGGTAGCAATAATAGAAGCATCTTCATCAAGTTTCATTAACTCATATTTAGAGTTTATCTTACTGAGAGAAGTAAATTTATTATTAATCTCATTATCTGTCAATATATTAATGAGATTAATCAACCTAACAGTTGCTTCTATCTTATCTAAATAATCTAATTCTTTTGCTACTGGTTTCAGTTCTTCTTTCATTCTATTGAATTCAATAAACTTTAATTCTTCATTAAATTTACCTGCAAGAGATGCAAGTAATATAATTAGATTGAGTAGTACAAAGATACCTACTATCAGATACATAATAGTCATAATATTATAAAAAATATTCATAATAACCACCTTTACTTTTTTTATAGTTTTATAAACCAGTTTCTTATCTATTTAACCATATAACAGATTTTTAATATTATAGTAAGGAAAAGATTAAATTATGATGAAAGATTATTTTTGCTTAATACCAAAAGAGCAATTAAAGAAAGAACCAGGTAATACTGGTTGGAGATATGCTAAAGAACATAAAACAGAATGGGTTGATGCATCATCAATATTCCCAGAGAATATACCAAATTGTAATTATAACCCTGGAATGAATTTCTTTGTAAAAGGGGATAAGGTATATGATATAGTAAAGATGTATGCTAGTATGGATGATAATGCTACAGTACATATTTGCTATGAAGTAGAAAATGCTTCTGATGTAATAGAGTAATAAAGTATAGCTAGTAGATTTATTTCTACTAGCTATATTCTTTATTTTCCTAATATTTCATTAAGGGGCTTATAAAGGTAATCTTTTATATCATTACTATTTATTTCCTTATTATAGGTAATACTAATAAATCTACTTGTCTTATCTTCCAACGGAAGATTCTTATCAAATATAAATGAATATAATTGATTAGTCTCATTCACTCTCTCTTTTTGAATTTTTCTTTTTTCATCTATATACCCATTTACTATTTCAACTTTAATATTTTTATTAGTCTTCAGACTTTCCTTGATATAATTGATTGTCGATTCAGGCTGTTCAATATTTGACGGAATATTAAACACCACTCTTATATTATCATAAGCTTCCCTTTTAATCATATTGTTAAAACCATCAATAGATTCTTTTAATTTATTTTCATCAATAAATACTTCATTATTATAACCAATTCTTATAGTCTTATAATCTTTAGCCATTGTATTCTCTATATGCTTATGAGAATACTTTTCTTTTTCTGTATCTATAGTAAGTTCATAAAAACCTTTTCTTCCCTCTTCTCCATATCTCCACCTACTAAAACTTCCTATAGAGAAGAATTTATCATCAGTTTCTATATTAATATGATAATGACCAAAGTATACTTCTCCTTTACATACTTTATCTAATTCTGCTGTAGTAAATACTTTAGTTCTTTTTCTTTTATCATCAGATGTATTATCTATATGAACTGATAAATCAGACATTACTTCTCTAATAACTCCGTGACCAAATACATAATCATATTTATCTCTATTAGATAATAATTCTTTATAGTATTCATCAATATCATTAAGATGCTCTTCAGGAAGATACAAAATATTCAAATCTGGTAATAATTCTTCTTCTGAAGCAAACTTAATAACTTTTACATTATCATATATTTTCATTACTGACATTATATCATACTGATTACATTCATGAGATTCTGTTCCATATACAAATCTTAATGGTATATTTTTTTCTTTACATACTGTAATTAAATCTTTTAACATACGATAAGCCATCTTAGCTGAATTATCATTTAAATAAAATTTGTGGTCAAAGAAATCACCACATACTATAATAAAATTTACATCTTTATCTTTTTTTATTCTATTAATAAAAAGCTCTGTGTATTCATTATATAAAGCTTCTAAATCAAAAGCTCCTACATGAATATCAGAGATTACATATCCTTTATATTTCATAAAATATTCCTATTCTATTCATAATTATTATATTTACAGTTATAGGAAAAATCATAAAAAACACTGGTATAACCTAGGATTTAGTCGAAGAAAGGAGGTAGTATGGCATCTTCAAGTAGGATTGATTATATAGATAATAGTAATAATTCTGTTAAAGGAATGGCTGCAGGTAAAGCAGATACTAAAAGTTTATCTTTTGATGTCCAATCTAACTCTATAGGGACATATTGGTCCCAAAATAAATTTATACAGATACCTGGTGGAGAACCTGCTACTGTACCATTAGACCAATTAGTTAGTCAAATGAACAAGTCAGTTTTCTTACCAAGTGATAATCAAACACACCATAATATCCTTGAAACAAGTTCCAAGTTTTATAATAGATATAAATTACCTAATCCTAATGTACCATTACAGAGAGGATTTGGTCACGTATTCTTTGTACGACCATCATGTAATATATTAGATGAGCAATATCATTTATTAGAAGAATTAAAAGGAGAAGAAGAGTTTAGACATATAGCAGAAGCATCACCATGGGTTTTAAGAAACCTTGTTGCTAATAATGGACAAAACCATGATTTCATGCTATTATTGTCAAACTTTGCTAATTCATTTTCTTTATCTGATGAAACTCTTGCTACTAATACATACGGTCAATCATATACAGGATTTAAAGTAACATATGGTAAGAGTTTAAATGAATCTCGTTCTGCTGGTAATTTTAGTATCCAGTTTGGTGATGATAGAAACTTACATGTATATCAAACCCTTAAAGCGTGGGTATCTTATATCAGTGGTTGCTATAGAGGAAATATAGCTCCATTATCTGATACAATAAAGAATAGAATACTTGATTATTCTTCAGCATGTTATTATATAGTAACAGCAGAAGATGGTGAAACTATTATATTTTGGTCTAAGTATTATGGTGTATTTCCAACTGATATACCATCAAGCCAATTAACTTGGTCTGCTGGTAATGTGATAAAAGACCCATCAATGGATGTACAATTTGCATTTTCTTTTAAGAGAGATTATCACCCGTATACATTATTGGAGTTTAATTATAACTCTAGAGTTGGAAGTAATAGTCCAACATATGCTCCTATATATGATGATAAGTTATTAACAGCAAGTAATGGTATTGTTGGAGCTCCTTATATAGAAACTATAAGACATGATGATGGAAAAATACCAATAGAGTTTAAACTTAGATTTAGAACTGATACTGATGCAGAAACACCATTGAATAGATTCCAATCTAATTTTAATGATAGAATGAATAGATTAAGTGAGAGATTAAATCGTGGATTTAATTTACCACCACGAAATCACAATGTTATTGTACCTAAATCATTAAAAAAAGGTAGAGGTAAGAGTTCATCAAATAGAGGTAGGAGACGAAGGTAAGTTATGGCTACTAATAAAAATAAAATAGATAGAGATTATATTGATAGCTATGCTGTCAAAGAATTTGTTACTGAAGAATTGGCTGATAAATATTTTGAAGATATAGATTTAAACTTAAGAAATGTAGGTATGTTTGGATACACTACAGAATTAGTTACTAATATATCAGAAGATACTTTCAATACAGCTTCAGTATTATTTAGGGAGAGTTTCCCTAATAGAGCAGAGATAGAAGAATCAATTTATTCCCACGCTGCTATATTCCAATTAGATGATGTTTTATCTAAAGCAGCTTCTTGTAAGTTTATTCTTGTATTAGAAGAAAAAGCTATCATAAAAAATATGAAAGCTAGTACAAATCCTGGAAATAGAAATACATCTTATTTCTATATAGATAAGAATACTACTATCTATGTAGAAAATATTCCGTATGTATTAGATTACGACATAATCATTAGTGTTGTAAAAAGAGTAACTACTGATGGATATGATTACTTATTCTCTGCAAGATATTATAAAGAAGAATTTAAAAATAGTTTATCTCATATAACAGACCCTTATGTTAAAGTAAGAAGATCAAGTGATGGATTTATTGCCTTAGAGGTAGAAACTCATCAATGTATAAGAGATGAAAGAACAGAACAAATTATCACTAATAGTGAAATAAATTATCCAGTAGTAGATTTATCTTTTGAAGGTAAATTAGCTGGATTTGAAGTATTCTATACTTCACCTATAACAAATGAAGAAGTACAGATGAAGAGTTTAATTGTGTATTCACAACCTTTAAAAGAACCATTCTGTTATTATCAAATAATACAAGAAGGTGTATTGAGATTATCATTTAACTCAAAAGATACTTACTTCATGCCTGAGTTTAACTCAGATTTAAGAATTATACTTTATATGACAAAAGGTGCTGATGGCAACTTTGATGTATACAAAGGAAAGAATATTTCATTAGTACCACATAATGAAAAATATAACTATGCAAATTCATACTTAACAGCAGCAATGCCATTAGGTGCATCTAAAGGTGGAAAAGACCAACAAGGTGTAGAAGTATTAAAAGCTCTTTCAGTAGAGGGTTATAGGACTGCTTTAGCCTTGACTACAGAGAGTGATTTACAGCAATTCTTTAATAATTATAAGTACAGGTATGGTAACTCGGATATCTTATTTATTAAAAAAAGAGATGATGTATATGAGAGAGTTTATTCAGCTTTTATGATTGTACGAAATGATACTTACATTTATAAGACAAATACTCTTAATCTCAATATCAACTTATATGATATGACTAATCCAGAGAAGAATGTATTTATAATAGAACCTGGTACTGTATTTACTTCTACAGATACATCTGGTAATGCTGAATTCTTTAGAGATAGAACTAAGTATAATACATATAAAGCACAGTATGATGCTGATGTAACAGCAGGAAATACTCCTTATATAATTCCAGGAACTTTAGACCCATCTGTAGTTCCAGAGTATCTTAACAGACCTTGTTCATTTGCTCAATGGAAGAGTAGAAAGAAATATAAGGATACAAAACTTGTATGGGAATTAACTGAAGATGATTATAAGACATATGATAATCCTTCTCAAAAGAAATTCTTATTAATAAATCCGTTCTTAATTAAATTTACTAAGAGTCCTAATTTAGTTTCTACTTATCTCACTTATGTGAATAATGTATCTAGTTTGGATTTTACTGATGTAAATAATGAGATGTATTTACAGTTTGTTATTTATAGCTTACTTGTAAAGAGAAGATTTATTAAAGAAAAGAAATATGAAATTAGCTGTAAAGTATCTGCTACAATGACTGTAGATAAAAAGCATTATCCATTAATTAAAACTGATGGAGAAGATAGAGATGGAAATCCTATTTATCATTTAAATGATAGATATAAAACTAATGAGAATGATTTAAGAGTTATTCTTACAGTAGTTAAAGAAAATAATATTATTTTCTATACAGAGATGATTCCTACTGCATATGATAAAGAAAGTGATAGTTTCGTATATAGTTCAGAAATATATACAGATGACCATATAACATCAAATGGTCAATTAAGATTATTATCTGGTAAGATATATAGAAATCCTACTACTGGAGAATATTATAAAGTACATGAAGTAGATAATAATATATATTATAAGTATGATGCAAATAATAATCTATTAGCTGATAATATACCAGTCAATGATGTTACTAATATGATTAACGATGGTACATTAGTTAAGTTTGAAAATCTTGTTAATATGACAGATTATGATGACATCATGATACCTATTGATAATACAGTAGTTAAGATATATACTCTATATAATAGAAACTACTCTGAAGTATTAGGTGGTTTGGAATTGAATACTTCTCAAATGACAAATAACCCATTTAGTAGTCATGGTAATTTTGATAAGTATATATGGACTAATACATACGCAACTGTATCAGAACCTATTGTATTTATGAAATCAATGGAGAGTGTAAGAACATATCTTGATTATGAAGATTATACAGAAGCAGTATCTGATGACCATGGTGGTGTTAAATTTACTCATGATTTAATGGATGTTCAGATGAAGACTATATCTTTCTTAAGAGCATCTACTATATTAGACGAGAGTAAAGCAGTTTACTTCTTTAACTCTTTCTTATCACATTATAACTTTATTCAGAATATAATTGATACTAGATTAAGAAATGAAACTGGTATTGATTTGAAGTTCTATAATACTTATGGTAGAAGTAAGAACTTCTTAGTTGGAGAAGATGCTGAACAACTAGATACTGTAAATCTTAGACTATCATTTGATATGTGGTTTGTACAAGGTACAGATACTACTGTAGCTGTAAAGGATATTAAGAACTTTATTAAATCAGAAATAGAAAAGATAAATGAAAAGGGAATGAATAATCTTTTCATATCTAACTTAATGAGAAAGATAGAGCAAAACTTTGGATATGTAGACCATATAAGGTTTAATCATATTAATAATTATCCTACTACAATGCAGTCAGTAAGAAATAATACTACAGATATAGCTGATTTATCAGTACAAGATAGAAGATGGTATATACCAGAACTATTATTGTGTGATACTGAAGATATTACTATAAATGAGTATACCTCTGAATAATATAGGCTAAAAACAAGAAAATAATATTACATTGAAAGGATATAAAAATAATGCCTGACAATCGAGAAATAAGACTTCTGGACTTTATAGATAATATAGAGAACGAAGAAAGAAATAAAAAAGCAGAATCAGATTTTAAAAATTCTGATACTTATAAATTAAGAATGATAGATAAATCTCGTGATGAAGCTAAGAAAGAATACTTAACAAAAGTTCTTTCTGATACTTATAGAGATGCTATTCCTCTTAATGATGAATATAAAGTAGCTTATAAAGATGATATAGATAAATGCTTTAGAGACTTCTTAAATGAAAGATGTCCTCAGGGTGTTGAATACTATATCAAAGAAGCTATAAAGAAGAATTCAGGATTTGCAAAAAAAGTATTAGAAGCTGTAAATCATCTTGTTGATGAAAAATACAATAAGTTATCTCTTAAGTTAGAAGAGGTAACTGATGAAGATTTAGTATTCAATAATGATAAAGATGAACAGAAGAAAGTTAATGTTGTTGGTAGAGAACTTAATACAGATGAAGTAGCTAGTATTGTAAAGGATAATGTTAAACAGACAGCAGTATCTGAAATACAGAGAGCTAAAGAAGAAAAAGAAAAACTTCAAGCTGTAGAAGATGAACTTGCTAATGATGTTAAGATGAATACTCCACAGAAAGTTGAAGAAGCTATGAGACTGAAAGGTCTTGGACAAGGATATTATAAACCATCATTGTTTAATGGTATTATGATAAGTAATATGAACAAGATTCAGGCTAAGATGGAAAGTGGAGATAATTGTGAGTATAGTACTTATAATGCACTTAAAGATTATCCTATGACTTTAAATGAATCAGCTACTCCTCAAGAGTTAGCATTTATTGAGTCTGTAAAAGAATATACTGGATATGCTCTTGTTAAAGCATTAAAGCTTGAGAGTTTTGATATGTATAAAATTGATAATCTTGCTCAGAGTTATGCTCAAAGAAAATATTAAAAAAAGAAGTTGGTGATTTTTAGTCACCAACTTCTTTCTTATTTTAACTTACCTATTTGGAAAATCATATGCATGCAAAACTTCCTTAGCAGATTTTTAAACTCATCATATTTTGGGTCAGTAAAAGTATAAGAGGTGCAATCCCAGTCACCAGAATAGTATCCCCATTCTTTATCTTCCCCATCATATTCTATTCTAGTAGCATTTATGTTTTCACCATTCCTGTGTGTACAAGTACCTGGTTTACCATTGAATTCGAACTCGTAAGTTGTATAATAAATCTCACGTTCACACCTTTTAGTTTTCTTTAAAATAGTAATCTTATTATGTTCTCTTTTTATGATAGGTAGTTCTACTCCAAAAGCATCTCTAATCTGATTAACAAAGTCAGAATGCTCATGGAGCTCATACCTATCACCATCAGGTTCACTACAGTTACTTTTAATAACCGTTTTAAACCCATTACACTCAATCGTATGAGTTACAATATCTCCAAATACATTTTTAGTATATTTACCTTCCTTACCCTTATACATAAATTTTGTTTCAGTATCTATACATTCATACTCCTTATAGCTATAACGGTCTTCAGTTTTATCCAAGATAGTAATCTTATCCGCATTAGACTTCTTTTCTTCTTGCTTATGTTTACTACTTGGTATTGGGATTTCATCATCTATTATATCAATATGGTTGGTTGCCTTAGAAACTGTAGATTTATCTATAGTTGGTAATTCTATATCAAATATATCTTTAATCTGCCTAACAAAATCAGAATACTCAGGGAGTTGATATTTATCTCCTACATTAGTATCAATTACAACAAAATCATAGTGTCTTGTTATAACCGTTCTAAGTCCATTATACTCAATAATATATTCTCTTTTAATTTCGGATCTTATTTCGGTACACCTACCTCTAACACCTTTATACATGAATTCCGATATATCTCTAGTATTACCATCACTATCTGATTCGGTTGGCACATTCGTATAATATACTACCAACTTATCAAAATCAAATGTTACTGTTGGTATATCAATATTGAATTTTCTTGACATGGAACTTACAAAGTCTTCATACTTTGGTAGTTCGAATCTTTTCCCAAACAATGCTTTTTTACCTTTTGATATACCCCACAAACACTCGTGTCCATCATATATAATATATGCGACATTTGTGCTATTAGTGGTTATTTTAGCATATACCCCTTTAATACCGTCATACATAAATTTGGTATCTTCAATTTCAATACCACTAACAGTATGAGTTTTTGTTTTTGCGATTTTAAATTCTTTCATTTTTAATCTCCTTTTCTAAAAAATAATTATTAAACTATTACAACCCATATGTTTTTTCCATAAAGATAATATATATTCATATTCGTATATCAAAAAAAA